CCGATAAAATTATTAGCCCTGTCTACTTGAGATTAAAATCAAAAGAATATGAAGAATTAATGGGAGAATATTATGATTGGTATGAAAAAAATCCCAATGAGTCTTCTTCTCTTACCGTACAATTTTCAAAACTAATGAAAGTAAGAAAGGTAATTTCAAACGAAAAAGCAAAACAAACAATAGAATTTGCTGAAAATATTTTAGATCAAGGTAAAAAAGTGATTATTTTTACAAACTTTACTGATACGTTACAAACAATTTATCAACATTTTGGTAAACAAGCTGTTTATCTTGATGGTAGTTGTAATAAAGTACAAAGGCAATATGCGGTAGATCAGTTTCAGGATAATGAAAAAATTAAAGTTTTTGTTGGTAATTTAAAGGCCGCTGGTGTTGGTTTAACTTTAACTTCCGCTGAAGCGGTTATTATGAATGATTTATCTTTTGTTCCTGCCGAACATTCTCAGGCTGAAGATAGAGCGTATAGATATGGTCAAAAAAATAATGTTTTAGTTTATTACCCGTTATTTGAAAATACAATTGAGGGTTCAATATATGACATTTTAAATCATAAGAAAAAGGTAATTGGGACTGTAATGGGTGATGAGGTTTCAGATAGTATTGGTGATGTTGTTGAGGAAATTTTAAACCTTATTAATAAAAGAAGATAATTTTTATTTTTAAGATATATTTATAAATAAAAATTATTATGAATAGATATACTGAAAGAAAAATAGAAAACCTTTTAAGAAGAATAATAAAAGAAGAGGAAATAAATTTATCTGCTGACGTTGAGCTTTTAAAGACACATAGTAGTATACCTGGATGTGACCCCGCAAGATTAGATTTTCAAAGATGTTCAACAGAAGCCTTTAAAACATTACCGGCACCTGAGTTTGTAAAACTTTTTGAAAAATTGTCTCAACAATCAGACGAACCTCTTGAAAACCCTATGGAAAAGATTGGGGATATGAATGAATCAAGAAGATATAGAAGTAGATACCGATATTAAAAAAGATTAGATTGTTATTAACCCCACCATTAAAGTGGGGTTTTTTATTTATATTAAAAATAAAAAACTTATTTTTTTTTAGATGAGGTTTAATAAACATTAAAAAAAATAAAGTTATGGAAACAGTTATATTAATATCAGTTTTATCTACTTTGGGTTTGGTTGCGGTTGTAACATCAGTTGTGGTCATGTTTTTAAAGATAAAAGATAAGGTTGGTAAGAATACATTTTTTACGGAAGTTAAATCATTTCATGATTATATTGATCATATTGAAAGGGAAAGAAGACACTCACTTAGTGAGATAAACAATCGTATTGATGATCTACATAAAGATTTATCAATTAATTTAAACAACTATAGTGACGAAGTTGATAGAAGATTTACAGACTTAGAAAGAATAACTAAATTTGATATTTCAAGTCTCTCAAGTCATATAGATTCGCGTTGTGATAAATTAGACGCAAAAATAAAAGAATACAAAAAATAAAAAACATAACCTCATCTAAATAACCCCATTTGTAAAAGTGGGGTTTTTTACTTTTTTTGATATTTATCTTTAATGAAAATTACTTTTAAAAATAATGACGCAAATATAGATTCTGAAAAAAAAGAATTAATAGTAAAATTTTGTAAATTTTTACAAAAAAAATACAAATTAGAAGAAGATCTAACAATAACTTTTTTAGGTGAAAGAGTTGGTAGAATGACAACAGGTAGTCAACATAAAGAGAAAGGAATTAAAATTTTGGTTAATAATAGAATGAATAGAGACATTCTAAGGACCTTGGCTCACGAATGGGTTCATTCTTATCAAAGAAATGTTATTGGTAGAAAAAGAGGTCCTAATATTGGTGGTCAAAATGAGGATGAGGCAAACGCACTTGCAGGATCTTTAATGAAAACATTTGAAAAGGAAAATCCCGACTTAGATAAAATTATATTTGAGGGACGAAAATCATTACATAATAAATTAGAACTTCTTAAAGAAGAAATAATAACCCAAGATAAAACAAACATTAAAAATGAATTTTTATTAGAAATGAAAAAAATAGGTATTGAAAAATTACCTTATTCATATTCCGCAATAAAACAGTTTGTTGATCCTAAAACAATGAATATTCATTATAATAAACATTATAAAGGTTATGTTAAAAAATTAAATGATGCTTTATCTAAGAAAAAATATAGTGATTTGGATTTAGAGAATATCATTAAATCAATAAGTAAATACGACGATACAATTAGAAACAATGCCGGAGGAGCCTTTAATCACGCTTTATTTTGGAAAATGTTGTCCCCTAAAAAACAAATACCAAAAGGCGAAATCTTTGAAAAGATTATCAAGCAATATGGTAACATTAAAAAAATGAAAGATGAATTTAATGATATTGCCAAAAAAAGATTCGGGTCAGGTTGGGTTTGGTTAATTTTAACAAAGACAAACAAATTAAAAATTATGTCAACCCCTAATCAAGATAATCCATTAATGAATATTACTAATGGCGGTGGACATCCTCTTTTAGGACTTGATCTTTGGGAACATGCGTATTATCTAAAATACCAAAACAAAAGGGACGAATATATTAAAAAGTTTTGGAATCATGTAAATTGGGAATTTGTTAATGAATTATATAAAATTAAATTAGACGATAAGACATTAAAAGAGTCTATTAAAGATAAGGAAACACTAAATGAGGCAAAGGAGGCGTTTCCATTGACACCAACTTCATTTAGAAAAATTATTAACAACGCATATCCAAAATGTGAAGGAACAACATATATGAATGGATGTTCAGGTAAAATAGAAACTGATGACTGTCAGACAGATGAAGGTATTATTGGTGGTAATTTTACTGAACAAAATTATGGTGGAAACGGTAATTGGTCAATCATAAATAGATTTGACACAAATAGTTCTGTACATAAAGAAATACAAAAAATATGGTTAGAAGAAACAGATGGTTTAGACAACTTTAGAGGGTGGATTTTAAATAACATCAAAGATTTAGTTAGTAATGACGGTAGATTCACTGAAAGATTAGTAAGATTAAATAGTCAAATAGTTTTAGATGGAAAGGCCAATGAAAATTACGCTAAAAGTGTAATCATCCAATCTTTTAAATTAAATCCAGAAGAAGAAGGTTTGTCTTGGAAAGTGGTTGAGAGGTGTGCTGGTGATATTAGGGACAGAAAATTGGGTCAAGATTTTGATGTTATAGTTGACAATATTTCTTATTATATACAAGTAAAACCAATTATTTCTAAAACAATAGAAAAATATGGTTCAGAAAGAGGTTATTACTATAGAGTACCTTCTTGGTATAATCATAATAAATATAAAGAAGAAAACGTTGATATAATATTATATGTTGATAGAAAAAATGAAAAATTTATTATGTTTAGAAATGATTTTTCAAGAATACAAACGGTTGCTAACCCAACTACATTCCCTAAATTTTATATTGTTTTTTATGAAAACCCATTAAAGACAAATATAGAGTTTGAAGTAAAATTAGAAAAAGAAAAGTCCGAAACTAAACCTAAACTACAAAGAGATGTTGATAAAGAAGTTGAGTACTTTAAAGAAAGAATACAATTTTATAAAGACAAACTAAAAGATTTAGGTTATTCGGAAGAAATAAATGAAATGATTAATTATTATAGAAAAAGTCTAAAAGAACTTATTAATTAATCTTAAGATATTTATATAAAAACAATTAACATGTCAATAATAAGTAACGAAGAAAGGGAAAGACTTTACACGAGAGTTAGACACATTCTAGGAGCGCCATTAAGATCCGTAGAATTAGAAGACGAACAATTAGATACTCTTCTTGAATTTTCAATAGAGGATTATTCTCAATATGTACAAGATTGGTTAACTGATTCACAATGGTCAAACCTTTGGGGTTTAAATGTTGAATCTCAGTCTTTAACAAGAGCTTTTATGACAAAAAGTTTAGACTATGAAACAAGATATACTTATGCATATTCTAAAATTGTTGGTCTTCAGGCTGGTGGTGATTGGGTATTAAAAAAGGATTACATTCAATTAGTTCCAAAACAACAAATATATGAAATCCCTGCGGGTAGAGAATTAAATGAATTACTTTGGTTTACTCCGGCAACATTAACACAAACTATGTTTGACCCATGGTCTTTTGGAAGTTTAGGTGTTGGTGGTGGTCTCGGAGGAGGGGGTGGTTTAGCTCAGATGGGTAATATGGGAGGTAGCTACTTTATGATGCCCGCATTTGATATGTTACTTAGAATGCAAGAAATGAATGTACAAAGAAGAATTAT